AGTAGATGTGGGGGTTGGGGTTGGGGGTAATGGACAACTACCTAAATCAAGGGTTATTGATATTACACTACTCGTTCCATTAATTGTCCAACCAGTATCTGGTAAATCTGTTGTTGTGGTATTTCTAGGTTCTCCACCATATGGCCATGGATTTATTGTCCAATAGTCACTACCGTTCCATCTTACATTACATGTAACACCACTAAGGCTACCTTGCCATGAAGGTTTTCCGTTATAGTGTCCGTTATATGTGAAAGTAGTTAACATTTTTTATTATATTTTAACACGCGTATGAGTCTGTGACATTACCATTATTATCTATTTTTAATTCTGTTCCAGAGTTTGATGGTGCATCTGTTGCATACCATTTATTTTGCCCATTATATGGTATCGACATGCTAGAATCCGTATAAAATCTAGTTACAGATGTCCAATCTGAATTGTTACCATATCTAGCAATCGGATATGGTCCAGATAATTCTGTACAACCTTCTATTGATGGATCTGTTTGACCTGTAGTAATGTTATAAATGGTGACAGGGCATGAAATTGCATTATGTGTAAATGAAGTTAATGGGGTAAACTCAGTTATTATACCATCAACAACTTTAACAATTGTAGCATCGGCCACACTTAGAACACTAGAACTTGATATGGCTCTAGTAAAATTACATACACTGCAGAATCCGAGTTGAGTATATATGTGTGTTCCAACACCTAAACCTTCAGATGAATAATAACCATATTGTGAACCACCATAAGATTCATTTGGGTGAGTTAATAAGTGATATACATAATCTGCAACTTCTTGTGGTGTATTATTTTCCCAATTAGTGTTATCTTCACATATTCTTCCATCATAATAGAAGGTTTTTAAAAGATCGGGTGTTCCTTCCGTTGTACTAGTTGGTGTTGGGGTTGGTGTAGGTGCTGTTGTACTAGTTGGCGTTGGTGTAGGTGCTGTTGTACTAGTTGGCGTCGGAGTTGATGTACGAGTAGGTGTTGGAGTTGCTGTTGCTCCAGTAAATACAATATCAACACAGAAGTCATCAGCAGGTGTTGCTGTTGGCGTTGGTGTAGGTGTGCTAGTTGGTGTTGCTGTTGGCGGAACCGGCGTTGCTGTTGGTGTCGGGGTTGGCGTCGCAGTTGAACTAGGTGTTGGCGTTGGTGTAGATGTTGGTGTCTGTGTTGGTGTTTGTGTAGGTGTAGGTTGTGGTGTTATTATTGGGTATGATCCAACGCATGTATATGCTGGAGAATCAGTAATTACATTTGAATAATTTCTTTCTAGTGATGCAATTGATGGTACTGTTGTACAATACTCATTAGTATAATATTGTTGCATTGATGAACTAACTATTTCAAATCCAATGTATTCATGTTCAAGTAATGCTAAGTAATTTGAATTACCATTAAATGTAATTAAATTTGTTGGTAAACTACCTGTAACATTTATGTTATAATACATATTAATATTACAGTAATTTAAGTCAACAGCGATTACTTCAATTAGCTCACCTTTCTCTGTTATAATATAATCACCAGTATCATAATAATCTGATGGATAATTACAACATGGTTCTATTGGTGTTTCAGGTTTTATTTGTAAGAATTCTGGGGATCTAGTATCAAATACATAACCACTTCTTTTTGTTATATTACCATCAGTTTCATCAACCTCTTTATTTGTATAAACTCTAAATTTACTTGTTGGTAGTACTTCAAAAACAACTGTTGTTCCGCTAATTGTCCTTCCACTAATAACACTAGTTTTAACTGAACCTAAAGAATCAATTCTAGATACTGTATATGTTGTGTATGAATATGAGAAGGAATAATTATTACTTAATTCTGCAGCTTCAAATGCACCACTTGATAATGTTGAACATGGAAGATATGTTGCAGAAACAATTGTATTTCCAGAAACAATATCTTTAACGTCTTTTTTAACTAAAGTTCCTGCAGTAATATAACTTTGAATATTAGCTGGAGTTGTTGAGCTATTGATTGTTGCACCGCTTAGTACTAAAACCTTTGTATCATGCTTCAATCCATAATTGTATGAATTTCTATATTGAACTCTAGGGTGTATAGTAAACCCAGTATTAACAACTATTGGTTGATCTGGGGTTTCTGTTGGGAATTCAACATATTGTAAATTTAATCCATCAATTCTCACTTTTTTATCACAATTGGCTGCGTCAGTAAATAATAAATCTATTATTTCATCTTCATACACATTTGATATTTTAAACTGACATGTATTTCCACTAACCTGTGCAAATGTTGTGTCAGTATATGTTGAACTATAACCACCATATGCATTTATAACTGGAATTGAATTTCTTTGCACGTAAATTCCCCAACCATATGTTTCACCAGATTGAACAGTTGCACCGGTAATATTAACAATTATATCTGATTTTAATTTACATGCTGTTGATCCTGTGTAAACGGGGTATAAAACACCGTCAGGGCAAACCGTTGTAAATTCTAAATCTAAACTACACTTTGGTAGTGAATAGTTATAATCAGCATCAAAATAAAAATCTAAATATCTTTTTTCTAAACAACCAGAATTGCTGTGTGCAATAAATTTAACTTTTTCAACACCATCATTATCCGTAAAAAATTCATAAGACACTAATTGTGTATACCCATTACATCCATCAGGAAGTGATGAACAACCATAAGTTACACCACTGTATGGTGATTCTGTTGGTATGTGACCAGCAACTGGATTGTTATATGTTAAATTAATTTTGTCAACTAGTGCAATTACTGCATTTCTCCAAAGTGTTTTTGTTGTTGAAAGATTTAATTTAACCCAGTTTTTATAATCACAAATTAAAGGAATACTGGTTGATGAGCTAGTTAAAACACCACAACTATTTGTTGCGGTATACCCGGTATCAAACAATGTGCTACCAGTTATTTTAACTTGTGATGTTGTTCCGCTATATTCGATACCATCAATATCCATTTTCAATGTGAAAGTAACACCAGTAAGGTACATTAAACCTCTAAGGTGATCCGGTTCACCAACAATTGTTTCTAAGTCCTCTTCAATAAAGGTTTCAAAATCTGGATATAAATTCTCAACTATTTCAATTGGTTTGCAAGGTTTTCTATATGAAAACTTTGGTCTAGCAAAAATATTGTTTTCTATTAAATTACCGCCCATCCATAATGTTGTTGATGGTATAATTTGTTCTAAAACATTTGACCAATATGGACTCATTTGATTAACAAAATCTGTTGAATCAACCATGTCATATGGCGTGTACCCAGAAGAAATTAATTGATTAACATAATCTTGATAAACATCTTCTAGATGTATATAATTTTTTTTGTATTTTACTAAGTTTGAATTAATTACCTGTTTTGAGAAAGTATTTTCAAGATATTCAGCAAAACTTACATCACTTTGTACTTCTAAACTATTCTTCCCAAATACCACCTCTAATTCTCTAGACTTTCTCCATATATCATAATTGCTTGCGTTAGCTGGGCTAACAAACACACTGATATTTTTTCTGTTTAGAATTAAACCAGTACTTGTTAAATCATCAACAACTTGACTTTTGACATTGTCTATTTTACTTTCTAATGTGTAACCATAATCTAACCCTGGGAATGTTCTATATATGTCAAAAAATTCTTCACCATATGAATATGGTTTTGATTTTGTTAAAATTGTTTTTGTTCTACCTGTTAATACGAATTCGCCGTCAATAAACGTACCACTAGAGTTATCTGTATCTATAATGTCTGAAGATCTATGATCTAAACTAACATTATGCCATCCAGACCCCATTTGGAAAAATATATTATCCTGATTTGTTGTTGGGGTTTTTGGTAAAAATGTGTCAGTATCGATTGGATAATCAGTAGTATTACTGAATGTTGTCATTCCGGTTATCGCACGTAAGCTATATGTGTATGTTGTTGAATTAAACGTTACATTATTATTTACTGCAACATTATTAATAACATTAAAAATATCATCTTCTGTTGAAGTTTTAGAAATCGCCGTTTTTACATTATAAACATACTCATTGATTTTAATCATTGGATCTGGAGCACCAATGAATTTTAAGAAAAACTCAATACTACTTCTTGTTCCTTTTGACTTATATATAAATGCTAGATTAACTAATAATCTTCTGTAAAATTCTAACTCACCATCTACCAAGTTTTTACCGATAGATGAACCATTATAAACCGATTTAGAAGAATTATATATTTGTTCTTCTAATGTTTTTTGATCAAATAAATTAATAGTATTTAAACCTAATGTGTTAGCAAGATTTTTAAGAAAAACATCCGGAATATTGTTTATTGAATCATATGACACATTTCTCATGTATGCAATGTTATCAATAAACGATTTTACTTTATCAAAGCTTTGACCATAAAGTTGAAATATTTTATCAATCTTTTGGTCTTCAGTGTCGAATTCAAATAATTGTGGTGCAACTAAAAATCTGGTAACTAAATTTGATTTATAATCATCAATTTCTGTTGCTAAGTCGTTTAACTTAGTTATATACTCATCAAATTTTAAACCGGTTGTTTGCGGGTTCCACCCATCTTTTGAAACCGGCCATTCCACTAAAACATAAATTAAATCTGTTTTTGTTTCATCTAAACTAGTTCTAGGAACTTTAAACGACGCTTGAAATATGGGAAATGTTTCTCTATTTAATAATGTTTGTTCTAAATCATCCAAACCAAGATAAAATTCTTCAACAATAGAATTGTTTGGTCTAATTATATAACTTGTTGAATATGTCGAACCAGTAAATGGTTTTCCATAAACTTCCAATGAAACAACATTATTAGATGTTGGTTCAGTATATTTTGATATGTTATATGTTTTATCACCAATAGCAATACTATATTTGTTGTATGATGAAAATAGATTTCTAATTTCATTGTCTACTGAAAGTAAATCGTTTGCAACCGGTTCAGATAAAACTATATCAAATGGGTTAAAGAATTTACTTGACTTAATATTAAATGTTGTTTTATCTGTTGTTGGATTATAAACAATATTTTCAGCAGAATAATCTGAAGTGGATGATAAACCTTCCGAATTAACATAAATCGCGGCTGGGTAATTTTTAAGAATTCTACCAACTGAAACTCTAATTCTTTCTCTTAGTGAACCAAATAGTGATTTAGACCCTTCTGTTTTATCTGAATTAAATCTTATTGGCCTTTTTTCTCCATTAGATTGTCTAACCGTTGTTGGGGCATCATTTTCTATCTTAAGATCCTCTAAGGTAAGAAAATCAGAAAATGGTGCTGTTTTAAAGCTCTTTGTGTCTTTTTCGGGAATGATCCTATCTAAAGCAAAGTTTGAGTTAGTTAATTGACTAGTACCGTCAGTAATTTGTCTTCCAACAATACTGTCGCTAAAAGTTTCGAAACCACTAGCAGCCTGACTTGGTACTTTTCTTGTTGCCATTATTCGGTAATATCGTCAAAGTTTAATGTTTGGTCTATATCAGTTTTTTCTTCACGAATCTCATATAGTGTTTCGTTAAGGTCGTCTTTTACCTCATAAAGATTGAACTGTTTATAAATCGCGTTATTATTGTTATTGTCATAAATTGTGTAAATACCAGAATTTAACGCCTTACTTTGATTACCATAAAGTGCGAGTGCAAGTGTTGATGCATCATGCTCAACCATTTCAACCTCAACGGTGGTTGGGTTAAAATAACTGTTGGTTAAAATAATATTTTGTGATGGTTCCCCGATAAATGGTGTTACATTTGGTCGATTGCTAGGTGCAGAAGACGGTGTAAGTGTTAAAAACACTAAATTAGTGGGGGCATCTGAATATCTATATCTAATCGCTTTTTGCGTACTATTTGTTAAATTTGTTGTAACGGGTTCGCAATAAAATGATGAAGTTACTACTCTATAAAAATTAGGAACTTTTTGTGAATTTGATTTGTCAATATATTCTACTCTATAACCAACAAGACCTTGTGGAACAAACTTGTTTCTATCGTCTGTACCCACATTACCTAAATCTATAACCAGCCCTCTAACTGATGGTAACGATGCTAAAACACCACAATCAGTAATTTCTGTTCTAATTTGTTTTGGTCTAAGGTGTAAAGTGTAGATACCTAAGTCACTAAATGTGTCACTATTTAGTCTAAGATTATATAAACCACCTAAAATTTCGGTATCGGATGTTCCTCCCGTTTCTGAATTATGAAAAACCGGGGTCAGAATATCAGATGAATCCAACTTTGTTAGTGTCGGTTCTGTTGTTGATGCTCTATTTGCCACATAATGAAGTATAATTTCTACATCTTCTGGGGACACATCTGCTGGTCTTATTGTTCCGTAACTTCCTACTGCCATGTTCTTTTATTTATAAATACAATTTTATTGTTTTTTCACCACGAAAAATCCATTTCCATAGATATCTAATTCTCCTATATTATCTATTTCACCTAATCTTAAGTTAAATTCAGATACTCCCATTTTTCCTCTCTCAACAAAAATGTCAGAATAAACAACGGGTTCTGAAATAAAACCAAGATAATGATCATTTCTAGTTAATTTTTTTGTGAATTGAGTTTCTGATGTAAATGTTGAAGTATTACCAGTAATATACGTTGTTCCATCAGATAAATCAAGATATGTTAAATCATCGATTATGTATTTATCACAATTAAACACCGAGCCCTCAATAGTTACTGTTGTTCCTGTTACACCACTATATGTGTTACCACCGTATAATTTTTTTTCAATTTTTCTACTTTGCCCCAGGGCTAGAAATGTTGTGGTTCCAGTAAAAGTATTTGCAGAATAATCATATATGTTACCATAATTTTGTGTTCTACCAGATTGTAAATAATCATCAGAGGTATTAAAATATGGTAATGTTGAGCCGGAGTATGTAAATGCTGCTAAATCTGTTGGGGTATTACTAATTAATGGTAATTTAATGTCTTTTGTAACGGTTTCTGTCTTCCATGGGGCTGTCATTGTTATAGAAACGGACTTTGTGCCAGCTGTTGAATAAGTCTTCGTTAAACCGCTTAAAATACCTATAGACTGGGTAGCCGACCCATCACCCCAATTAATTGTAAATGTTGCATCAACAATTCTTTTTAGTTTTATATTACTAGCCGAATTGTATACTGTTAACGTGTTTCCGGTATTTGCTGAATAAACAAAATTACAAAGTTGTTCAGTTTGTTCAATATCACCATCAAACCCAACCATAACACCCAGTTCATCTGCTTTTGATTCTAAAAATAATGGTATGTTATAATCATCATATGCTGCAAATTTTGTAATCGATACCCAAGTTGTTCCATTCCATTTATAATATCCCTTAATTAATGGTAATGTTTCGTTTGTATTATATACAACATCACTAACGGATGGTCCAATATATGTGGTGCCAGTCCAGGATATAATGTTGTTTTTCTCATCTTTCCAATTCTTACTGGTTAATGATATTAACGATACACTTAAAATATTTTTTCTTAAAATTTCGTATTTTAATTTTTTCATTTTATTGTTTTATTGCATATCCACCGCTAAAATCACAATTATTACCAAGTCCTCTTGTTATCACATATGTATGTTCAGGTCTTTTAAACACCACTCTATAATAAACATTTTGTTCAGGATTTGTACTGACATTTGGATTCATTTCATAAAATTTAACAGGATTTGAAGCTAACCCAACTCTAGTGCCATCAATTAGATCAGAATTGTTTATAGTTAGATCTCTATTTAAAAATCTAGTAATTGTACCATCTTCAGCGTTAAAAAATCTTGCTGTCATATAAAAAGTAGTACCAGTATAAACAGTGTTATCTGGAAACCAAAACATATACATGTTTTCTGTATTTCTATAATTGTTGCCATTGAATACTGGTACAAAAATTGTATCTTTTAAACTTATGTCATAAACTTTTTGGCCTAACGGAATTGATAGGTTTTTAGCAAAAACCAATTTTTGAGTTTCTCTAAATGGCGTTGTATAAAATTCTAACCTAAAAAAACTATTTGCTGTGTGTTTTAATAACTTAGCATTTTCTTGTGCACTGATTCCAATTAAGTTATAATCCAAACCATTTGCATATGTATTAGAGCTATTTAGGAAATTAAAATAAAACCAAATATCACATTGTAATGTTTGGACTCCAGAAATTGTTACATTATATGGTTCATGTATATATCTTACTGTTTCATAGTTTTCAATTGGATTTATTATACTTTTTAAAATCTGATCTTGATAGACTAAGAAATTCTCTTCCCATCCAGCATTTGTTCTAAATTCTGTTTCTGTATTAAATAACAAAGATTGATCAATATTTTTATATAATATTTTCATTTTAACAATTTATATTACCAAATCCTTTAAAACCATCAGATTTATTGTTGTATTCTCTTTCATTAAAAAAATAAAAGTTTAAATCAGTTTTAACATAATGTTGACCATTCACAAAAGGATAGTCTGTACCATTACCGTCTTCATCAATAAACCCGTGATCAAACACATCTCTCCATTTCCATAACCCCTCTTCTGGAAAATATTTAGCATTATCCGGAAGATCAGCAATATTTTTTGTATTTGACGTTTCAACATATTCGGATAGTTGCCTTAGCTTAACCCTGTGATGTGGTTGATATAGTAAACCCATTTTATTATTTGCTGTTGCGCCACTAAACTCAACAACATTTTGATCTTGTTCATGATCAAAAATAGTTACTGGATTTACTATTTTATGTAATGATTCTGAAATAATTCTTTCTTTTAAATCAACTTCATTGTATTCAACAAAAGCACCGGTTAGTATTGTTCCTATTGGTGTAGTATTACCAGATGTAAATGTTGTACCACTAACAGTGAAGTTAGTTCCGGTTAAACTGGTTTCTAATTTTGTCGATCCACTGAAGTGATTATCTATCCATTCATTATGTAAATGAAATTTATATCCTACTTTAGGTGGGTACTCAAAATAACCAGATCCGTTTCTGAATAAAACCGAAACATATATTTCACTTGGTGTATAACCAAGATTATTTGTTAACCCACTTAAGACAAATGGTTCTCTAAAATCATATATTAGAGATTCACCTCTATTTCTTTCTACCAAAACATCATTAACCCCGGCACTATTTTCTAATAATAACTTTTTTTCATCTTCAAATATTGAAGATTCAAATCCAGCTTTATCTAAAATATAATCTTTTTCTTTAGTTAATATTTTATGTTTATGTACATAATATGAAGATGTTGTTCCACTAATATTTTTTTCATCAATACATCTTTTTATTGTAATAAGTGTTGGTAATGTTGTTGATCCACTAAACTGTTGTTTATTTAAATTAATAACATATTTTGAAGAGTTATATTTGTTATCACCTAAGCTCGAAACAGAATATGTTTTCCCACTTATAGACGATACTGATGATATTATAACATATTCACCTTCATTAATACCGTGTGGTACTGGTGTTGTAAGTTTATAATAACCTGTTTTACTTTCAACTCTACATGGTATACCATTTTTTGATTTAAAACATATTTGAGTTGTATTATTACATGAATAACTTGTTGCACCACTTAATGTATATGACATATCATATTCAGTATCGGCACTATAAACATAACTTAAATGAAGATTCCAATTGTGATATGGGGCATTCATATTAGATATGTTCTGATGTTTGTTTCTGGAATTTACCGGTAATGAAAATGTTGGTGTATATGTTCCATACGTCGACCCACTAATTGAAGGTATATTAATATCTTCACGATATGTGTCTCTTCTAATAAACGCAAACTCATCATATGGTAAATAACCAGTAAACACATTATTAGACCCATCTCCGCGTAATGCTAAGTATTCTTCCAAATTACCATAACCCGCAGCACCCTCATACATATTTCTAAAAATCATTCTTATTTTACCATATATCTTATAGTTTGTAATTTCATTTCTTTCATCACTAAATTGTTGTTCTAAATCCAAAATAATTGACCTATCACCTTCTCTTAATAGTTCTTCATTAGTATCTAATGAAATTCTAGTTGTTAAATCAACAGATGGTGATTTATAATATTCTAAACCTGGTAATATGATAGTTTTCTTTTCCATTAATCAGTAGATGGGAATGCACCTTTAGGGCCAAACCTTTGTATAAATTTATCAACCGCAGTCTTGCCCGGTCTCAAACCAAAGTAAAACAAGAATGGTGTAGATAATATTTGTTTAGTTCCATCATAATTTACTGTTGTTGGTTTTAGAATAAAATCAACATCATCATTCCAAGATTTTGATGCCCAGTTTCCTGTTTCACCAGTTCTTATCCATAATGTTCCAGTTAATGGGTTATCTTCACTTCCAGTTGCTATCTCAAGAACAGTAAACCCCTCTTCTTGATTTGAGTAGTTTGTATGTGTTGTACCTGTTGTTTCAACATTTGCAATAACATCAGCATATGATATTCCGGCGTATGTAAAAGTATCTCCACTATATTGTTTTGTCATTGGGAATAAAATATATTTATGTGTGCTATCTCCAACATACTTATAATTTTTTGTCATTCCTTGTAAAGGTTGTACCTCGATATTATCATAATCCCAATGTTGGCTAACACCACTACCAAACCCAGTACCATTTTTTTGCCATAAATAAAATGGAACTTGCTGAGAAGATTCTGTTAATCTACCTGGTTCATTTAAACAAGCTCTTACTCTGTAGCCATCACCGTCATCTAAAACAAAATTTATCGGTAATGGACCGCCGTCTAGTAATCCTGGGTAAGATTCCACGTCTAATACTTGTGGGGTATAAACTGCATAATTTCTGTTTTGTAAATCAAATTCTTCTATTCCCGCTTCATTATTAATAGATATTAATTGTAAGATATCTCCATTCATTATACTACCATATGAACCATATCCGTTATTTTCAAAAAAGGATTCATAACTACCAGTTGTACTTTGATCTGTCGCCAAATAATCTAATTTATAATTTATATATAAACCAAAAAGTTCTTTAAAATTTTGATATGATGTTGGCCCAATACTTCTTATAACCGAACAGTTTGGATCTAATGAAGGGTCTGTACAAATCTCTTTTATGAATTCATCTCTTGGTCCTAGGTCAACAATTGTTGTTGGATGACCTAAACCTTCTCTGTCACTTCTACTAAATGATGTACCATTAAAATATGTAGATCTATAATAAAATCTTTTATCTGGATTTTCTGGTGACCCAGCTTTAAAATAAACTAAGTCTGGGCAATATTTTGTTCTTCTAACATTTAAATCTAAGGTTTCTTCATCATCCCATCTAACTTTTGCTTTAAACGGAAACATATATAATGCACCGGTTAACCAGTTATCGATAAATTTATAATTTGCAATACCACCACAAAAAACTTTAGCAACAAGTTTTCTTCTAGCGTACTCTGTAATTGCATCAAAATTATCTCCCCAATTGGAAATTGATGCTGCTGGTATAATTGTAAATAAACCATATCTGAATTCAGAATATCCACTATGTGTACCACACGTACCGCAAGGGTTACTATTTACTCCTTTAATAACTTGACCGACTGCAATTTTACCAGAACCACAAACGGTACCTTGGGTTATGTCTGCAGATGTTAATCCACTATATGGTGTTGATGCGTTTGATGTACAATAAGTTCCATCAACAATTGATTCTTTGTATACTGTAACATATTGCTGACAACCACCTTGTAATTCACTATTTAATCCACTGTTTGAAGACCCTCCGGTTAATGATGTTTGTGAATCAAATATTTTATATTGTACTGGAGAAGTTGGGGTTGTTGCTCCACCAACAAAACTTTTTTGATTGACATCATCAAAATAATAAACGGTTTGTCCACTAATTGTTTCAGTATTTAAATTCAACACGGTATTACCGCCGCTACTTGTAAATTTAACAACAAACCTTCCACCATTACTTAATAATATTGATTCATTATATGATCCAATATATGTTGGTGTTAAACCAGTTACCGGTGTACATGTGCTTCCTGGAATTATGAAATATAATCTAGTCACCGACGAATCACTATCTGTATAACCAGAACAACCATATGTTATCATATAGTTATCAGGGAGTGCTGATCCACTAGCTGCTTGTACAAAAACTGTTTCCGGATCTTGATCTAATACTGGTAAGTCATTGCTATAATCCAAGTTATCACATGTTTCACATTCTGGATATATTGCAATACCTAACCTAACTGTACCAAATCTTTGCAATGGTTCAATAACTTTTTTATCAACATCAATAATACCACCTTCTCTAAATGGATAATAATCTATAATTGTAACACCGAGAGCTCTTAAGTATATTCGCCAATTATATAACGCTTGAAAAGGAATAATTAATACCTGTATTGCAGCAATAAGTGTATAATATGTTATTCTTTCAAATGTATTTAAAATTATCGCCAAAAAAATACCAAAACTAATAGTTTTAGTTGCATGATTAATTGGTAATGTTAATGAGTTGTTTTCACAATCCTCTTCAGCTTTAGGTGAGATTTGTTGTATACCTAACTGTTCTGCAGCCCCATAAGAACTAAGAAATGAAGATATACTATATACTTTATTATAATTAAATCTATAAAAATAATCTTGTGGGTAAAAACTACCGTTAAGATTTTTAAAAATCATGTTATCGTTTAGTGCACCTATAGGGTAATCATTCCAATTAGTTGACCAGGTATATGATTTATCAATTTCAGCTGCCGTTGTTGCATATTCTCTAATATTTGGAACTAAATAAGCCCCAATCTGTCTAACTCTACCTAATGATTCATTTTTTGATGAAATTCTAAATCTATAACATGCTGATGTTGGCACACCTTTATTTGGATCGTTTGTAACTTCATTTTCACCAAATTCATTTGTATAAACATATTCCATATTCATTGGAAGTGTTACAGCAAACGAACCACTTTCATCAACATCTTCTTCTAATTCATAAAATTCAAGTATTGGTTTGCCGTTGGCATCATTTCGATTACTAAATCTTAAAACCTCAACCTTTGTTTCTTGGGTTATTAAACTGCATTTATTACCCATTCCACCATTTGGCATACAGTTTTTATTAACTGACTTATTACCTTCTTCTGTAAATGATGAACCTAAAAGATATGCTTTGGGTTCTATTTTGACCCCTTCGTTAGACAAATCAAAATCTGTTCTTGTTATTCCGATTTGACATAAATCAATGTTTCCCCAAAATGGAGATACATCAACAGTTTTATCAAAAGATATAATTTGTGGTAATGAATCTAAATCGTTAGAAGCTTTAAATGCATACGAATTTTTAAATGAATCAACACCAACACCCTGTCTTATAAAATCATCAGGTCTCAATGAAAAACATCCAATATCGGATAAATCAACATCTACGTGTAATTGTTGTTCTCCTAATGGAACACCCCAGATCATAAAATCACCTGAAGAATTTGTTTTAGCTGTATATTTGTAATATTTTTCAAATACCTCAAGGTATTCTTCTCTACTTAGTATATCTGTTTGATCAAAAAATGTACCGGTAGGTTCGTGGCCACCATGCTGTTTTCTAGCTGGTAATAAATTGTAGCGATATCCGCCGTCGTTTTTATCGTTTGATAATTTATATGGATATAATGCGGAAACAACAGGATCAAACTCATCCTGATCTGTTAGGGGTATAAGTATTGAAACCCTAGCATTTGGAACACCTAACCCGTTATTTACTGAAATTCTACCGCAAACAACCCCATAATCAGCACATAATGATGTATAGGCATCTTGTTGTGTAAATTTTAAAGAAAGGATTTCCAATAGGTCAAAATCCTGTTTAAGCTCGACAACAACCTTTTTATCCGTCAGTAATTGAGTATTAATTCTGTGCTTCTGAATCATATTAACTATAAATAGAAACTCATCTGTTTTCCATTAAGAAAAAGATAAGCAAAAAATGTGTTAATATGTAGTCGTTCCTAAGGTTATAACTCTAATTTGTATATCTTTTTGTGGGAATCTAATTTGAAATATTTGATTTGACTTCATATATACTGTCATATTACTTTGAGAAATTTCTTTAGTGACAGCATCTTTGTAGCTTTGGCTAACCTGAGATGATGAATATTCTCCACCAATTTTATTATAAACCCTAACTTCAATAACGTTAACAACACCAGGAACATTATTTACTTCTTTCATTAATTCACCAACAAATAATGGATCTCCCATTTTTCTTTTATCAATCGAAAAATATGTTGTTGTGGCACCAATAACCTCTCTAAGAACTTCTGTCTGATTCTGATTCTTGTCCAAAAGTATATCTATTTGTAATCCTAAGTCGATTACCTCACCACTTACAATATCAATGTAATCATTAATCATTCTAAATTCAGACAAATAAGAAACAATGTTTTGTTTTAAAGTATTAGATACCACATCTGTTAAATTACCATTTTCATCATATGATAATAGTTTGATTCTCACTTTATTATCTTCTTCCATCACATTTACTTTGGCTGGTGCTCCAAATGTTGATGGCATGGTTTCAATCATAGATTTATAATCATTTAATGTTACAGCTCTATTTTGAGCAGCAAAATTATAAGCTATCATTCCCCTAAGTTCTTCTAATACCGGTTGATCTGATCCACCAACAGCTGGCGTTATATTTGTGAGAACCAAAGATTGAAGAACTTGTTCGTTTACAACCTGATTTGGACCATTTATACTAAAATCAATGTTCTCTATGTTATTAATAACTCCAACCCCTAGATTACTTTCTTTACCCCCACCAATTCGATATTTGATAAACAATGTTGTGTCTTGTTTTGGTATTGCACCTAATGACATGTTATTCAAGTATGTGGACAAATTAACTTTTAAGTTATTTGTTATATAATTGTCTAAATTGTCTAATGGATCCACATTACCAGAACCGAAAGTTAAAAAGAAATAACCTTCTGGTGTATATTCTGTAATAAACTTGTTATTAACTTTAACATATTCACCAGCTTTAAAATTCTTTTTATCAGAATTGGCTGTTTTACTAGGAACAAAAACTTTATCCTGTACTAGAGATTGTACTTCATACCATTTATTTTGTTCTGTAATGAATTCACTACTTGTTGGGTTACCAGCAAATGATGTACCTTCTTTATGGATAATTGTTGTAACACCAAGAACGTTTTTCTCTGGTAAAAATATTTTCATAAAAGGTTTTTGATCTCTTTGATTAATTGCTTTTCTGAATATTTTAGTAACTCCATTAACCACTGGTTCTCTCTTTGTAATAGTATATGAAATTAATTTATTGTTATTATCAAAGTTTGGAATTTTTAACCTATTTGTTTCACCCTTTTCATTAAATGGGTTTGAAAAGTCAATATCAGAAATTGTTTCAAATATTTGACCTCCTCCAGAAACTTGGGCTCCAGCTCTTAAGATCCCCTCATATCTTTCATCGTCCTTATCGCCCTTTGCTGGTACATTTATGCTGAAATCACATAATGCGACCGAAGGTCTAGATCCGGGAATTCTAATCCCGTAAGTTTTAGCTATATGAAATAAAGACTGCTTTTGTTGCGCAAAATCAAGCATAGTTTCTTGCCAAACTCTATCAATATGAAAATGAAGGTTATCTGCAATCGCAGCATTTAAATCCAACAATACTGAATATATGGACGCGTCATTAGTATTCTGAATTAAATCAGGGTAATACTCTTTTGTGAAGTTTACTAGGTCCTGTCTTAAACCAGCAAAGTCTCTATTGGTATATGCTATTTTTTTGCTCATATTAGATATTAATAATTACGAAGTCTGAACTAGAGAAAGCCCCGTTATTTGTTGTATAATCAATCCTTATTTTGGCTGTATATGGTTTTGAAGACGAATCACTAACTCTAAATAATCTAATGTCCTCATCTTCACTAATACTAGACTCTTCTGTGGGATCTAATTCCGGATTTGTTATTTTTATTGAGTTTATTTCTAAATTAGGGATGTAAGTTTTAATACTTTCTCTAATCTCATCTTCAATACTATTATATGTGACTACATCATTCATATCAAATATGTAATCATACAATCTTGTTCCAAAATCAGGTAGAAAATATCTACTACCCTTTCTGGTCAATAATAAATGAATCAAGTTAGCACGAATTTCTTCGTCTCTTGTTAGGGTCATTCTAGCATAGTCACCTAGTGTACTATCTCTAAACGGAAAGTCTAATCCATACCTTGTAGCCATAACAATAAATATAAACAATACTAAAATGAATATAAATAAAAAATTCGCGACACTTTAATTTAAAAAATGTCGCGAAAATGCTATTAAGTCCAAAATATTGACGCGATAAACGCCGTTAAGTCACCTTATGACCCACATCCCTCACACTCAAACGGTGAGTCCGTTGGTCTTTCATTAGTCATTACAACTTCAGGTGTTTCCTCGCTTATTATCGATTTTTGAGTTGTTTGATATACTACCGATGGTAATTGAGTTTCTGTAGGCTTTGCTGCTGCAGTATCAATACCTAATCCTTTAATGGCATCAACCGCCGATCTAGTTCTTAAATAATACATACCAGTTTTTAATCCAAGTTTCCAACCAAATAAATGTGCAGCTAGTAACTTTGGTTTTGTTGCATTATCTATAAATAAATTTAACGATTGAGATTGATCGATAAACACACTTCTATTCGCAGCCATTTGTAAAATTCTCTTTTGAGACATTTCCCAAACAGTCTTATATACCTCTTTTATTTGTACAGGAATTTCTGGTATGTTTTGAATTGATCCATTTTCCATTATCAACTTTCTTTTAAGTTCTTCATTCCATAAACCTAAATTTAGAAGTTCGTTAACTAAATGTTTGTTCACAACGATAAACTCACCACCTAATGTTCTTCTTGAATACATATTAGTTGTAAATGGTTCAAAAGCTTCGTTATTACCAAGAATTTGTGCAGTTGATGCTGTAGGCATAGGAGCAATTAATAAAGAATTTCTAACACCATTGTTAACAACCTCTTTTCTTAATTTTTTCCAATCCCATCTACCAGATAAATCTTTATCTTTTAATCCCCACATTTCAAATTGGAACACACCTTTTTCAATTGGTGAACCAACAATAGATTCATAAGGGCCATATTCTTTTGCTAAATCATTTGATGATGTCATTGCTGCAAAATAAATTGTCTCAAATATATCTGTCTGTAAAACATCAGCGTCTTCACTTTCAAATGGTAACCCTAACATACAAAATACATCAGCTAATCCTTGAACACCCAAACCAATTGGTCTATGTTTAAAGTTAGAAGTTTTTGTTTCTTCTGTTGGGTAGAAATTTAAGTTAATAACATTATTTAAATTCTTCACAACTTGATATGTGTACTCATATAACATCTCATGACTAAACACACCATTGATAATATATTTTGGTAAAGCAATTGAAGCTAGATTACAAACCGCTTGTTCAGTTGGTGAACTATATTCAATAATCTCAGTACATAAATTAGATGATTTAATTGTACCTAGATTTTTTTGATTTGATTTATAGTTAGCCGGATCTTTATATAACATATAAGGTGTTCCGGTTTCTATTTGTGCAGTTAATATTGCATCCATTAACTTTCTAGCTTTAATAGTTTTTCTAGCCAAACCTTGTTGTTCGTAAGACTCATACAATCTAGTGAACGCTTTATCTTCTGGGCTATCATATACCTCGGATAAGCCAGGTGCTTCGTCTGGAGAAAATAATGACCAGTCACCATCTGATTCAACACGTTGCATAAATAAGTCTGGTGTCCACATAGCCAAGAATAAATCTCTTGCTCTCATTTCTTCTTTACCATGATTTTTTCTTAAATCAATAAATTCAAAAATGTCGGCGTGCCATGGTTCAAGGTATACCGCAAAAGAACCTTTACGTTTTCCTCCTTGATTAATCCAACGAGCAACTTCGTTATATGTTTTCATCATTGGTAATAAACCGTCAGACTGTCCGCCAGTTCCCTTAATATATGAACCTTTAGCTCTAACATCATGTACGTGTAATCCGATACCACCAGCCCATTTAGAAATCTTTGCAACGTCTTTAATAGTATCAAATAAACCATCAATATCGTCACCTTTATTCCCGATTAAAAAACAAGAAGACATTTGTGCTCTTTTAGTCCCCGCGTTAAATAATGTTGGTGTTGCATGAGTATAAAAATGTTGTGATAAATCGTCATAAATTCTAAGTGCCATTTGCAAATCACCACCACAAATACCCACAGCTACTCTCATATAAAGATACTGTGGTCTTTCAACAACTCTGTCTGCAATCTTTAATAGATATGATCTTTCCAGTGTCTTGAAACCAAAGTATTCAAAATCAAAATCCCTATTAAAAACAATAGCCCCATCAATTACTTCTTTATTTTCCATAACAAACTTGTAAACATTATCATCAATCAATGATGATTCCTTACCGGTTTTGGGTTCAATAAATGAATGCAATTCCTTAATTGCTTGAGAGAATTTCTTTGGTGTTGTTTTGTGTAAATTAGTGACCGCTAATCTTCCCGCCAATTTTGCATAATCTGGATGTGTGGTTACCATAGCTGCAGCGGTTTCTGCTGCTAGTACATCTAATTCAGTTGTTGATATCCCATCATAAATTCCTGAAGTAACCTTTAATGTTATGAATGTTGGATCAACATAATCCATATTCAAACCATCACAAATTGCACTAATTCTTTTAGTGATTTTGTCATATCTCATTTCTTCTAGCGTACCGTCTCTCTTTAATACTTTCATTTTTATCTTCTATTATTTTTTTTAAAAATCAACATCACCAAATGCAGAATTTAAATCTTCTGACTCATTTGTTTTATTCACGCCGGCCTTTTGATATTCAGCAACTCTTTTTTCAAAAAAGTTTGTTTTACCCTGTAATGCAATGTTTTGCATAAAGTCAAATGGATTTTCTGAATTGTAAACTTTAGAACAACCTAAAGCAACTAACAATCTATCGGTAACAAATTCCAAGTATTGACTCATTAATTCAGAATTCATACCAATTAAACGGACTGGTAATGCTTCTAATATAAATTCCTTTTCAATCTCTAATGCACCACATATAATCTCCTTAACCCTTTTTTCTGAAATTTTCTTTTCAATATGGTTATTAAATAAATGACAAGCATAATCACAATGCATACCTTCATCACGAGAAATTAATTCATTAGAAAAAGTTAAACCAGGCATTAACCCACGTTTTTTTAACCAGAAGATTGAACAAAAAGAACCAGAAAAGAAGATACCTTCAACAGCAGCAAAAGCTACTAGTCTATCAACAAAAGAATCCGAGTTAATCCATTTGATAGCCCAATCTGCTTTTTTCTTAATTGCTGGTATGGTTTCAATAGCATTAAATAAATTATTTTGTTCTTCTTTATCTTTGATGTATGAATCAATCAATAATGAATATGTTTCACTGTGAATGTTTTCCATCATCATTTGAAACGAGTAAAAAAACTTCGCTTCCGTATATTGAACTTCATTAACAAAATTCATTGCTAAATTTTCATTAACAATCCCGTCTGATGCAGCAAAGAAAGCTAATACGTGCTTTATGAAATGTTGTTCATCTGCATTTAGTTTATTCTCCCAATCATATACATCTTGTCCAAGATCAATTTCTTCTGCCGTCCAAAAACATGCCTCCTGTTGTTTAAATAATCTCCATAAATCATCATGCTGTATTGGGAAAAGGACAAAACGTCCTGGATTATCCATTAAAATTTTTTCTGTCATGTTTGTTTAGTTTTTAATTGTTGTTGTTGTTTTCTGTAAGAAGTCTTGATAAACAGTATTGGTTCTGTTTCTCTTTTGTTCTTCTTTTTCTTCTTTATAACCAAGTAGGGTATTTTGATAATCTGTATCAATAGTTAAAAACTCGTTATTGAATTTACAATTATTAAAAATAACACCATCTTTACCAATTCTAGATTTTAACAACGTTAATGTTGCCAAATTTTGTTCTTTTTGTTCAATCGTTTTACCAATAGATAATACAACGTGACCAATTTGAGCTTTCTTAATTGATCCACCCATTTGATCTGTTGTTACAACTTCACTCTTAATAGATTCTCTATTACCTTGTGTTGCTGTCCAAATAGCCACATCAAATTCAGATGTCATAGATTCTAATTGTCTCATAATTGCGCCATCTCCTTTCCACTCTTCATTGTAATTTGTCTTTTCTGGAGTGATACAATCAACATAATCCAAAGTTACTAAATCTATTCTAAATCCATCAGCTTGAAGCTTTCTTAATTTAGATTTTATTTCAGAAATGGTAACAGAATCACTTGGTAACTTTAATAATCTAAGTTCACCTTTCGATTGTTTTCTTTTTTCAGCAACAATTTCTTCAATCTTATCAGCTTGTAGTGGTTGATCTTTTGGAGAAACGCCGGTCCAGATGGTAAAATGTTTTCTTTTAATATTATTAATATTATCTTCAAAAAAGATCTGAACAACATTATAACCATCATTATATGCTTCGTTGGAAAATTTGGTTAACAGTGTTGTTTTACCAGTACCTGTTGGCGCCAATACAACCCCTAACTCTCCTCTACCTAACCCACCATCTAATAATCCATCAATACCCTTAATACCGGTTGGAATTGGTCTTCTATTGTCCGCTTGTAATGCCATTAAGACATTATCAAACACGTCTTCAATTTCGTGATCCATAACACCAACCTGAAGGGCATCTTGAATTATTTTCTCAATAGTATTATACTGTTCAAAGTCACCCCTTTTAGTAATTTCTTCAATTTTCTTAATTGCTTTCTTTACTACTTGTTGCTTACAAAATTTAATTGCCTTATCCTTAGTTCCGGGAACACTTCCTGGTTCTATAATATGGTTTTTAATGTTTGATAACATATCAAGATTTGACTTTCTATTAGTATCAGAAATACTTTCAGCCTTTATCTGTTCTTCGATCGCATTGTATTGTGGAACTGTCTTACCAAATGTTTCAAAATATTCTTTAATATTTTGAACAATGAATTTCATACCACTGTTGTCAAAATAATCAGGTTCGATAACCTCTATTATTGTTTCCGAAAACTTTCTGTCTTCAATGATCAGCTTAAGTAAAGATAACTGATAGTTAGCACCTAACTGGCCAAAATTTATGTCATTCATATGTATGTTATTTCAAATATTTTAAAAATTAAAGTTGATAGTGAAGGTAAGTCGTTTCAGGGTTAGTGTGTGACAAAACTTCAGTTAAATCGGTCAAAATCTTTCTCAGTTTTGGCCTGATATCTACAGCATACCTTACCTTTGGATGGTAATGATGTGCTGGGAAAATTCTTTCAATAAATACATCGTCGCCATGTTTAAGTTGCAATAAAAAATACTGTTCATCCAGTTCTTTAGGGTCTTCCACAATCTCGCTATTCATAAAAAATCCTTGATTTTCGCATAGATAATCAGAACTTCTCATTTTTAAATCTTCTGAAATTTCCGCACAAATATATTTTACTTCTTCGTGTATATTCATTGATCTACGTGTCTTTGGATTGTAATCTCTGACATTGAAAAATCTTTGACAAATTATATTTCCGTCTAGCGTTAATAAAAACTCAAATTTGTTTGGGTCTTGCATGTTAGTGTTCATAAATTTCATTTTTTAATATTAAATTTTATTATTTTATTATTTTTTTCTTTTCTTGTTAATCTTAAGAATGGGTTTAGGAAATTTACCATCCCATCATCTGATTTGGGTATCAAACTAAAGAACCCATCTTCCTGCATCAATCTCATCACATTCTTATATGAACGACCCTCGGAATCCATATTTTCTTTAATTAAGGAAATTATTCCAGTTTTAGCCTCTTCTGTTAAAATTGGGTCATCTAAACAAACCATTTTATTGTTTATCTCAAAGAACTCATCCCCAAAGACACCAA